TGAGGCGAGCTTAACGCCTGTAGCCTTCGCTCTAGTGCGTTTTGAACATTTGGAAATCTATACCGACCCTTTAAAGCGTAGCAACCATGGCACACGCTGCCCGGGACCTTGACCAATTTGGCGCCAGTAATGCAACGCGACGCGGGCAAGTTGAAGGCCGGGCCTGGCATCTTCGACGGCTTCGACAGGCCTCCTGTTATTTCTCGAGCTTGTTTTTTTAACATATTATTCTTTCATTAAGCAGAGTCCACACTGCCTAAAAATGGGCCTTACGTGTGAACTCTTAAATTGTGTACGTAATACAATCTTAAATTTCAATATCTTATATTTTATGGGCTGTCAATAAAAAAGTGCACCGGGCCCGGCTTCTTGCGTGGCGCTCGCCTGTGCTTGTAGTCTATATATAAATAAAAAAAATAAATCTTTGCGTGAACCATGTAGCGAGCTCTCTGGTCTGCTGTGTGCTTGTGCTTGTAGTCTAAACATAAATAAAAAAAATAAGTGTTGCAAAATTGCAACATACCCCACGCTTCGGTGATGAGGTGCGTGGAGCTCCTGCTGGTCTGCTGTGTGTTTCTGCTTGTGAGTTGAATTTTTCATTGGTTTATTGAGATGAAAGACCTAGTGGTCCAGGGAGCTTGCTGTGTGTTTCTGCTTGTGCCTGTGGTCTAAACATAAAAAATAAAAATAAAACCCCTACAATCTAGGATTGTAGGGGCGAAAGGTGTGAATTATGGAAAATATTTGATTACACGACACAAACCATAACTCACAATATCCCATATAATCATATTTTATTTATTTACAAGATATGATATAAAAATAATGCAAATCAAAATGATTTGTAGAAAGGAGTAAAATGGCTAGAGTGAAAATGAATAACGAGTATCGGACAAAGATAAGTAATCAAGTCCGAGATGCGTTAGACAATGATAAGTTAAACTCAAAGCGAGAGGCTTATCTACAACACCTAGAACTTGTCAAAGAACAATATCCAAAATTTTTTGACGAGGCAAAGACGATTGTCCAAAGGTCTTATCCTAAAGAGCATTGTGATACGTTAAATCACTTTAAAAATCTTTATGGACAACCTTGTGATGTTGTTGCGAAAGATAGTTGCTATTACTTTGCTTATACCGACAACGAGATGAGTGAAGAAGAATACCATGACAACGAAGTCAAAAAACATTTTGATTTTAAATTAAATGGTAATCTTAATGGTAATGAATATGATCGCAATAGCGAGTTTGCGTGTGCTTATTATCGAGATGAGATGAAAGCTGAAAATCTTAATCCTGATATAAACATTGAGCAAGAGGACAATCAAAACAACCCACATTGGGAAAAACATAAAGTAGCAAACGAGGATTTTATTAGCAAAGTTGAGAAAGACTTTAATAATAATTATTCCTGTGATGTTATTGGAACTTCCTATTGTCGTTCAAGGGCGATTGCTTGTACTAAAGAAGAATTTCAACGTATGAACGAGTTTATACAAATGAAATCTAATTTAGTTAAGTACCACCAAGAGTGGCAACGAGGTATTAGAGAGGATATGAAAGATATCAAATCTTCTTTAAAACTCATAAGGAACCTTGATGAGGGGATCGATCTAGCGAATAAAACTTTCGAGGCATTAGATATTGATACTCGACTTGAAGAAAGTCAAATTATCAGATCGAACTCGACAGGATTAGTTTTATATAGTCCTGAAAATGTCGCTAGTCGTATAGCAGAAAGAAGAAAGGCGAAACTAACAAGAGAGGAAAAAATCGCCTTATATAAACAACAACAATCTAGTGTTATGAACTAGGTTGAAACTAGGGGCGATCTTTGTTAAGGTCGCCTCATAACAGAAAGGTAAAAAATGAACAAAGAACAAATGATACACTTAATCAAGTTGGTTAAGAATAATGCTGATAACAATTTGATTTTGTTAAAAGCTCTAATTGAACTTAAACATAAAGTTGAGCAATTAGAGAAAGAGAAAGAAAGAGAGGTCGCTGATGTTGTTTAAAAGAAATGACAAGATTGCGATTGTTGTAAAACCAAAAACGCATAATGGTTTTGTTAATGACAAAGATTACTTCAATCGTTATGGCGAAATGAGAGAGGGTTCAAAGTTGCTCGTTTCAAAAAACATTATCACTTATTGGGATAGTCAAGCAGATGATTGGCGAAGATTTAATTTAAGTGATATCGTATCTATAACAAATCTTTCTCGAACACCTTTAGAAGTAAATAAGAAAGAGAAAGAAAAAATCGAGAGAGAAAACAAGAAAGGATATAAATGTCTTTCCTGTGATACGACTTTAAAAACTGACTATCGGAATAAATTTGATAGCAACTATTGTGGGGATTGTTAAATGATTGAAATATTTTTAGAAATGCCTATGGAAATAAAGATATTGTTTCTCGGTTCTTTCGTCTTGATTGTCGTTGAGGCGATAAAAAAACATAGACGAGAAATGAAACGACAAGAAAGGTTGAACAAAATAAAATGGTAAAGAAAAATATCTGTCAAAACCTTAATTGTTGTAGAAGTCATACAAAGGATAGGTGGAACAAAAAACTAAATAGGTATCAATCAAGGAAAGCATATTTTCCCCCTGATCGTTCTTATAAAACCTATACATATTTTTGTACGACAAGTTGTGCAAATCAATGGCTAGAGGCAAATCTCGAAAACATAATCGAGAGAAATGACGTTCCTAAAAAGATCATAGAAAAAATAATCGGACAATAAAAATTTATCCGTAGGTTATTAAGTTTATAACCTACGGGTACTTGCGCCTTGAATTTTTTCGCCTGAATTTTTCGCCCATAGAGTATGCCGATAGGCATACTATTTATTTAAATATAAGAGTACGTAAGTACATTATTATAGAGGTACCAATACAATTATGAAATAGTATTGATTAAAATAGTTAATTACGATATTATTGTAAAAGGGATCCTAATGTTAGAGTAAAGTCAAGGATTGATACAGTCAGAGATGTTAAAATCGTGACTCAATATATGAAGAAGTCAAAAAAAAATATTATAAAAAATTTTGAGAACCCAGATAATGAAAGGGAGTATTTACTTTCTAAAATAAAACTTCATCAAAAAGAAAAGGAGTCCCGGGTCAAAGATGATTTTTTAGAATTTGTAAAACACATGTGGCCTGAATTTGTAGAAGGGTACCATCATAAAATTATTGCAGAAAAATTTAATAAATTAGCAACAGGAGAAATTAAGAGACTCATTGTTAATATGCCACCAAGACATACCAAGTCGGAGTTTGCTTCTAACTATTTACCTGCTTGGATGATTGGTAAGAATCCAAAATTAAAAATTATTCAAACAACCCACACAGCAGAACTAGCAGTTCGGTTTGGTCGTAAAGCTAAAAATGTAATTGATTCTCCTGAGTATCAAGAAGTTTTTAAAACTAAACTTCAAGAAGATTCAAAAGCAGCAGGGCGATGGGAAACACAAGGTGGTGGTGAATACTTCGCTGCTGGTGTTGGCGGTGCAATTACAGGCCGTGGTGCTGATCTGTTAATCATTGACGACCCACACAAGGAACAAGATGCAATGAGCAAAGAAGGTTTTGACAAAGCTTACGAGTGGTACACTTCAGGACCTAGACAACGTTTACAACCTGGTGGAGCAATCGTAGTTGTAATGACTCGTTGGTCTACAAAAGATTTAACAGGTAGATTAATGCACGGTCAAAAAGAAGTGAAAGGTGATCAATGGGAAGTTATAGAATTTCCTGCGATCATGCCATCAGGATTACCTGTATGGCCTGAGTATTGGAAGTTAGATGAATTAGAAAAAGTAGAAGCAACCCTACCTATTGCAAAATGGAATGCACAATGGATGCAAGCCCCAACAGCTGAAGAAGGTGCAATTATAAAACGGGAATGGTGGAACGATTGGGTTCACGATAATCCTCCTCACACAGAATTTATTATACAATCTTATGATACAGCTTTCTTAAAAAAAGAAACAGCCGACTATTCTGCCATAACCACCTGGGGCATGTTCCGTGATGATGAAAACCAGATGCATATAATATTATTGGATGCGGAAAAAGATAGGTACGAGTTCCCCGAGCTAAGACGCGTGGCTCATGAATCATTTCTTTTTTGGCGACCTCAGATGGTATTAATCGAGGCTAAGGCATCAGGGATACCGTTAACTCATGAACTATCAAGAATGGGTATACCTGTTGTCAATTACACTCCATCAAAAGGAAACGATAAGCACGTTCGTGTAAATACAGTTGCACCTTTTTTTGAAAGTGGTAGAGTGTGGGCTCCGATGCATAAACAATATGCACAGGAAGTTATCGAGGAGTGCGCTGCATTTCCAAATGGAGATCATGATGACTATGTGGATTCGATGACTCAAGCGATAATGAGATTCAGACAAGGTGGATTTTTACTTCACCCTGAAGATGAAAAAGAGGAAATTAAACCTAAAGAACCTAGGGTTTATTATGGTTAAACGATTAACACGAACAATCCCACCATTGAGAGGACCCAACCCACAGGGGTTGAATGTTCCGTTAAAACAAGTTAAAGTAGTAAGATTGGAGAAATTAAATGGCAGACGACAATATCGACAAAGCTCTTCCCAACGTAGAGCAAACAGTTAAGCTACCCGCAGAAGAAGAAATCGTAGAAGCACAAGAGACGATCGAAGAATCATTGCCCGGGGAACCTGAAGTCATTGAACAAGAAGATGGTTCGGTTGATATTAATTTTGAACCAGGAGCAGTAAACGAAGCAGGAACTCCAGATCATTACACAAACTTAGCAGAATTATTACCTGAAGATATTTTAGATAAAATAGGTTCTGAACTTTATTCAAACTACACAGAATACAAACAATCAAGAAAGGATTGGGAAGATTCTTATAGTAAAGGTTTAGATCTTTTAGGATTTAAATATGTTAATCC